GTCTTAACGACGGGGGTACGGAGACTATCGAGAAGTGAATACCAATCGTGCGGAAGGAGCTCGCGTACTAACTCAGTAGAGATAGTATCCGATGCAGAAGACAGATCAATTGTTGCGAGTGAGCCATCGCGAGAACCAAGCAGGGCCAACTTTTGGTTGGTCGTCTGCGAATTCAAGTTACAGCCAGCTCGTAACAACCTGTTTCTTATCGCCTTACCAACTCCTTTCTGTAAGAAAGTGTTGATAACGGGTTCGATAACGATAACTCGATCTGTCTTAGCATTTTTTGGCACGAAGCTGAGTTTACCGATACCAGGGATAGCTCTTTCGAGCATATCCCAGTGCGGGAACTCGCGTTTCATCCAGTCAATGTATGAAACGCACTTCGTAGAAAACGTAGGGCAAGCCGAAAGTTTTCGGCGTACAGATGTAAATCTTGTAAGGCCTACGTTCGCCCCAGGTCCGAAGGAGAAGTCCAACTCAGTCAACGAAGGACACACACCAAGTATACGGGAAATTTTCCGCTGCACTGAAAAAAACAGTGCAGCGCGTCGAGAGTTTTCAAGCTCTGGACAATTCCGATATGCTTTGATGGTGTCATTCGTGGAACGACATTGGTTCTCTGCTTCGAGGAACTTCGCAAAAGCGACGCCCTTCCTGTCAACCGCCACAGGGAGATCCATGTTCTTCTGATAGAAGGCAAGGATCTGTCTGTCGGCGATGACTTGGAGGGGGTCACTGTAGAGGGAGTAATCGATCTCATAGTTAAGGAGGGCATTAAAGTCCTTCTTGGCAACAAGATCCATGATCTCACTACTACCGCGTAGTTCCGACGTGAGTACTGACAGTATGTGGGCACTCTTCTTGAAAGAGAAAGGAGTGCCAAAATGCATCGAAGATGACATTTTCAGTCCTTAAAGTATTAGTAGGGCTTCTCAAGCGAATCGACAACAGACACGATCTGAGCATTGGCCAAAGCGTTCATGAGTAGAACGCGGAGGTCTTTGCGCTGAGCGAGTGTGCTGCGATTCGGCAACAGAAACTCAACATTTGCCTGCAGAAAGTAGGCAACTTTAGGTGCTGCAACATAACCGGCATAAGACTCGCCGGAAACAGTCTCCAGGACCGGGAAACGAAGGGAAACCTTCGCGCGATTAACGGCATCCGATCCACTGGCTTGCTTGATATTGATATCAATAGCAGGCTGCCCGATAACTGGAGTCGACGCGCTACCGTTTTCACGATAGCTAGCCGGATCAGTTTGGATGGGATTAAAGGTATGGGCAACAGGTGTTGCTTGACCGTCGTTAATAGTAATGGCAGCGATAGCCGACATAGGTTTACTCCAAAAGGTTAAAGTGAAGCCAAAATGGCCGAAAGGTCAACGGAAGCTTCTCAGGTTGCCAACGAGGAGAGCGACAGAATCGATAAGTCGTTTGGTTGTAAGCTCGGGTCTAAAGACCCCGCGCTTCCAAACAGCTTTCGTTACGTCGAACCCAGATGGCAAGGAAGTAGAGATTGCACGAGTCATATTGACTTGAGTGTAATCCCACCTTCCACCCTGAACGACTTTATAGCAGTTATAGCAGGACCCACAACTTGGGTAACCGGCGTTAACGCTAATAGAGCCGACCTTCTTCCTGAGAGTGGTCGTAATGACCTTCTCAACAGGAAGAGTACGTGCAGCATGTATAGCTCTTAAAGTATCACCAATAGGGACAAACCAGTCCGCCACGAAGCTGAAGGGAATAAGTTCCCAAGCTACAGAAGCGGGATCGGTTAATCCCCATCGCTCATAGAAGTCAGCTTCTCGAGAACAGAGGATCTTGATATAAAGTCCTTGCTCTTGATTACCGACAACTGTGCAGCCAGTGATAGTATTAGTGCTGACAGACTTATTAGTCTTACCAGCTCTAACAACTATCCGGGGATACTTGAAGCGCACTAAGTCGGATGCCTCATAGATATCAGATATCATTGGGGTCCAACCATAGCGCATCGACAACCACGCCCCAGCAAGGTCGCCTTTGTTAAGAGCTCTTTTCGAGTTCTTGACTTGGCTGCCCGAGAGGGAACGAAGATGTCTAAGGGCTCCTCCAAGATTTCCTCGCTTAAGCTCTCGCGTTGAGTGGAGCAGGCTTTTAATGGTATTACCTACCATTTCTAAGCTCTGCCTACCCTCTGCGATAGCTACAGCAGAATTCATGGAGGAACCGCGCCATTTATCATAAAGGCGCGGCAATACGTCTGCAACGATAGGTGCATTGTTAGGCCAAACCGGTCCTCCCCATTCCGATGCAGTATCCATTATAGTGGATGCTGTAGGGAGCGGGTTGTACCACCCGTTGCATCGCTTCCTGTAGACGGGATTATCAATAGAGTGGTACACCTCGACGGTGTACGCATTCTCATTGAGTATCCCTTCGTCACGAAGCGACTTAGGAGTATTACCACCGTTTTGTATCTTGTGGTAGTATTCCTTAGGGGTTCCACTTCCATTAACCGTACCCGTATAGGGTATTGGTCTAGTGTAGGTGGTGGTCTTAACGGTCATAACAATCCCCTTCCGTAACCCCCGTTCTCAGGGGGGGTAGAAAGGGAGCTTCCGAGAGACTCCTTTTCCTTTTCAATGATTGAAGGCGCCGTAACGGCAACTGCTAGAGATCCGGAGAGACTGGCGACGTCAAAGATAAGATCGAGTACAGTTTCGGGTAAGGTATCCACTGAAGGATTCTTATCCAACTTATACCGAGCGTATTTAAGAACGTACAAAGCCAATTTCAAAGGGATTCTCATAGCAACCTCCAGTCAGAGAGAGGAGAAG